ATACAATAGAGTTATTACTATCTACGGCTGAACATATTCCCTCAAAATTTGAGGATAAATCTTTAAAAAAATATTCATTCACTTTTCCCATTCCGATGGGTTTTAATTCTGTACCATTAGTTAATTTATAAAAACCGTCTTGGCTGAGAAAATAAATTTCATTTCCAAAACTACAAATTGTCCTTGGTTGAAAACATCCTATGTCTGCCACCTTATCTATTTGAAAAATTAAAGGTGTTCCTACAAATGATGCTCTATAAATTGCTCTATCTGTCAAAATTACGCCAAAACTCTCACCGCCTACTATTCCCATGATTACACCACTATCGGGTAAATCTTGAAAGTCTGACATCGTTGTTTGTGATGCGGTCCAAGTTGTTGGGTCGTTTATTCCACTCCACCTAATTCTGTTTGCGTAAACTGTACTACTTTCTGTTAAATAACCAGCAAAAACAAATTCTCTTATTGTTGCAACATATTTAGCTTTTAATGATACTAAATCAGCAAAAGCAGAAGATGTTCCTTCTACAAATGATTGCATATTATCAGCACCGTTAGTTGCTACTATTCTTTTTCCAAATTGTGTAAAATCCCAAAAGTCACGGCTTTTTTCAGTTGTTGTATTATTGTAACCGCCACCTTTACTTTTATCAATAAAAACTAAACTGTTGTTCATTTGATAGAGTTTCGTAGAGTCACCAGCGTAGTTAGTTGTTCCTGTGCCACTTAATTGCGTATGTAATCCTACACATGCTGTAGTTAAAGCTGTTGATGTTAATTCTTTAAATGATGGAAAACTTTTATATCCTTTAGGTAAAGGAATAACATTATCCACTTTCATACTACCTTTATTTTGAAAAGATGGCATGTCAGACATTAACTGACCAAATTCTATCATGCGACTGATTTAGCCGTCATCTGTAAAGGTCCAGAAGAATGTCGTCCTGCATCATCAGATGTATTAGCTATTGCTACTGCTTGTTTATATAATTCGGCCCATACACCAAGTCGTTCATCCTGCATCAAGAAAGGAGAACTCTCTAATAATGTCGAATATAAATAAATATCGGGATGCTCGTCAAGTATTCCATTAGATGTATTACTATCACTTAATGCTGTTGGTTTAGAATAATACGCCCATTCAATTTCATAACTACTATCGGGAGTTGGACCAAAATATAATTTGTCTTTTATGATTGTATAATAAACTGGTTCACCACTTGAATGACCACCATAATTTCTTTTTAATTCAAAAGGTGACATGTATCGTAAAATTACATTAGGTGTTGTATTTAAACAAACATATCTAAACTCAATGAAATTAGTAGGCAAGGAGATATAGTTAGTTCCGCCTGTTGCTGTTGCTGTTGCTACATTCTCCATTGTTCGTAATCGTAAATCTCTACCATGTCTAGCTTCCGCTAAAGCAATAAAGTCTGGGATGTTAGTAGTAAGATCATCACGATTGAGATAATTCGCTATAGTAATTTTTAAGTTAGCGAAAGTGTCTAATGCCATTTATATTTCTCCGTAGTGTGTTCTAAAATATTGAAATTCGTTACTGTTTAATTTTTGTTTTATTTTTGGCCAATCATTTTTATCAAAGAAATTAATTCCTTCCTTACGCCATTGGTCAATGACTATACGAGGAATACATGCCACATGTTTCATTACATCATTACTTTGGTCAATGTGATTGCGTTCTATTTTATTCATTTTTAAAATAGGCTCCACATCCTGCGTTTGATAAATAACAGATTTATCTTCCGCTTCATCATAATGAAAGAATTGTTGCACATCGGATGGATTAAAGGCTTGGTTAAATTTAGTAAAATTTGGCATATTTCCTTGGTTTTCTGCGGTTTTTTAATTATTTTAATTATTTAGTTGACATATAACAGCGTTATACCCTATAACAGTGTTATGAATGAATATACAAAAAAATTAAAAAATTTAACAAAACAATTAGGTATTGCTAAATTAAAATGTAGTGTTGAAACTAATCATTCTGGCGAATGGTTAGGTGCTACAAGTGAAGGATTATATCTTTCAGAAGAAGAAATTAATATTTATGAAAATAAAATTAATATAATTTATTCTGAAATAATTAATCGTTATAAAAAAATGGATACTACTACAATATATGTTGTTCCAAGAATAAACAAAACAACATATATTTATGACAACAAAATATTAGTTCGTTTTGCTTTAGGTTGTCACCATTTTTACCCAACTCTTAGATAAAGGATAAACAATGAATATAATGAAATTGTTACACGAAGATCAAAATATTGCTTTTGCTATTGCAACTTTACTTGGAACAAAAGATTATCCAGATACAAAAACATTAATGGCAGTTCATAATTTAACTAAACACCAAAGCAATACAGCTATTACACTTGCTAAAGAATATAATAATAAAAATAAGTAAGTGAGGGGGAATAATCCCCCTCCTTTATTTCTATTCCTTAGTTACCTAAGCAACAGTTAAATCAAATACACCACCACTAGCTTTTTCATTTTCACTAATAAGTGTGTACTCAACAATTAGTTGAGATTTTTCACTGTCACCAGTTACACTTAATGGTTGTGTAGTAAATGGACGCAAGTACCCAATTGACCATTTGTCAGAGTCTAAGATTAAACAATCTCTTGATCTAACTAATCTATTAGGAACGATTTTTAGCGTGCCGTAGTCACCACGGTAAACATCAAAATAATCATTGATAGTACCGTTGTTATCGACAACACTTCTAGTAGCGTCTGCTCTACCAGTAAAAGCGTTCATTTTTCTTTTGTTGAAACTTCCAACATGAACAACATCTGGATTTCCACCAGACTCAAAAATTAAATCTAAAGCACTTGTAAACATTGCTTCAGTAAATACTACTGCTGTTCCAGAATCAGTTCTTGTATTAGAACCTGTTCCATTTCCCGATGCACCATTCGGTGAACCAGATGAATTAAAAACATCATTAGTAGCTATCCATGATTGAACAGAAGATAGTTCTCTAGCTGTTGTTGCATTACCAGCAACTCTAGCATTTGAAACGCCTATCATTGCATGTTCCATATCTTTTTTTAGCTCGGTGCTTTTATGTAACATTTGAAAGGCTTTTTCCTTTTTTCTGCCTGCTCTATTAACCGCATCTAAAGTGTTTGATACTACAACAGTTTTATCACTGATCTGAGTATAGTTGCCTACACGACTAGTTTGAAGGGAAGCGTCTAACGATGCCTCATCTCCTTCGATAACTTTGTTGTCTGCTACTGCACTTAATGCCAAAGTTTGCCATTCATGGTAAGTAGAGGAAATTTTCGTTGTTTTTAAACCCGATAAAAAAGGGGTTTCTGACACCGCTACTAAAGATATTAAATCCGCAAGACTCTCACGGTTTCCAACACTATCGTAACTGTCAAAAGTATTTGTAGGCTGTGCCATACATTATCTCCTATAGTTAGTTGATTACATTCATAAACGCATCTAACATGTCACCCGACTTGCCAGATTTTGCACGCTTAAAACTTGAGGCTTTCTGCTCTGCACTAACATCTTGTTTTGAAGTTGGAACGCCACCTCTAGTAACTTTAGGAATTTTATTTACTTTTTTTCCATCTAATTTAGCTTTCTTTAATTGATTATATTTCATACCTTCTATCGCTACCATTACAGTTCGATGGTCAGTTAGCATACTCAATTCTTGGTCACTAAATCCAATACTATTTAAGTAATTCTTAACACCAGATTTTAACTTATCACCTTTTACGGGGTCTGCATATTCTGGTACTTTTTCCTCCAACATTGAAGATTGAGAAGTAACATACTGTTTGTATTTTTCTTCTGTTTCCGCTTGTTGTTTAGTTTCTATTGATTTAAGTTCTGTTTCTGCTTGTTGTCGAATTTCTTTTTTTCTATCCGACTCAGCTTTCATCCGAACATATTCAATGGGGTCCTCATTATAGGCTTTATCCCAATCAATATTTTCTTCTTTATCTTGCTTCAAAAAAGATTGTATTTGCGTTGCATACTTATCTCTTTCTTCTTTGACCGCTTGCATTTCAGTTTGCGTTTTAGTGCGTTCAGCTTCTAAACCTCTGCGTTCATCTGCTAACTGATTTGTTTTAGCCGAGTAATCTTTTTGTCTACTATATCCATTTTTAAGTTCGTTAAGGTTAACTTTTTCTTCTTGTCCATTTATCTTAATAGAATAAAGTTCCTCACTAGCTTCTGCTGGGGAGTTGTCGTCAATTTCCTCTAGTTCCAAATCCTGTGGAGTTGGTTCATCGGATGGTGCGTCTGGTTGTGCTTTTGCGTCCTGTTCACCTTCTGATGTTGGTAATTCGTTCTCTGCGGTTATTAAGTTCTCGAATTGACCTATTAAACTTTCTGTAACCTTCGGGTCCACCGTAGGTTGATCTTCTGTCGTAACCGCAGGTTCCATTGCTGGATTATCTGCCATGTTTTATTCCTTTTTTAGGATTGTACTCGTTTCCATTATTGAATTTATACGAGTTTGTACGGAGTCAAGCATCTTTACCATCATGTAAATTTTTTCTCTTGCTTCCGTATCACGAAGTGGAGTAGCTAAAAGTTCATTAACTAATTCCAATCGTAATTCTTTAAATGATTCTT